GCCTCGCCTGCCTTAATCGCCAGCTCTACGGCGGCTTCTGCTTCTTCAACGGTCACATTCGTGGCGCACCAACGGCGGAATAGCTGCCGGGTGGCCGGGTCATGCGCCAGGTAAGCCGGGCAATTCAGCTCGGCAATAAACCAGTTGATCCACTGCTTATCCGTCGCGAACAGCACCGGGGCACCCTCGACAATCGGGGCGGCCTCACTGGCGACCATCGCCGCCAGCTCGCCCCGCAGGGTCACGCGCAAGCGGCCTTCTTCGTTCGAACGATTCAGCACCAGGGCCAGCTCGCAATAAGCCAGGAACTCGGCGGCCGTTTCTTGGTTGCAACCCACCGCGATCATGAAGTCGCCCCAAGCGACCACCGCGGACGTGGGCGAATCCGGCGTGCTCAGGTTCGCGACCAGCTCCACCAGCTTGACCATGCGAGCGAAGCCCAGCAGGCCGAAGCGCTGTTCCAGCTTTCTCGAAATGACCAGCTCAGACAGACCAGCCGGAACCCTGAAACCACGCATCGCAGACCCTCAACAATCAGAACGGCAAACCGGAAACACCCGGAAGAACAGGGAAAGGCATAAAGCCGTAACAGGCGCCGCTACCAAGGCGATGCCGGAACACATAAGCGCCGCAGTCGCAGATATTGGCGCGCCACGGCTTGGACTGCGCCCAGCGGTCTAACCGACTCTCGCGCCCGCAGGATGGGCAAGCGGTTACCCTCGGGTATCCCTTGAACCGCTTTCCGCACTGGCGCGAAGTGCAACGGCAGTGCTTTTTGCTCTGCACCGTTGACCTAGAACTTCGCACGCCCTTCCTCCAGCGCCCGCCAGAACGGGTTATAGATGCCGTTAAAATCGACGCGACCGCCGCTCTTTTTCACGATGTTCAGCGCCGAACGAAACGACGGCACCCGCTCGAAACGGCGCCACGAATCCACCGTCCGGCGCTTTTCCCCCAGCAGCTCGGCAGCGGCGGCGGGGCCGTCGCTGGTCGAAAGGCTGTCAATCCAGGGGTTTAGTTCCACAGTAAATCCGTTATTAACAGTATTCGTGTAAATACTGGCCACGGCTTCACGTATTTGCAAGCTGTTTTTAGTGTTATTCACACTTTGCGTGTATATTCCTGACTAGGTAACTCCCCTATACACCCCTTCAGGAATCTCAATGTCTGACATCCGCAAGAAGATCGGTGCGCGCCTGAAGTCGTGCCGCACAGCGAAAGGCTGGACGTTCAACGAGACGGCGGCGTACCTATCGACGACCAGCGGCCAAAAGATCATCCCGTCGCGGTACGGCAACTGGGAACTGGCGATCAATACGCCACCGCTCGAAATGCTGATCGCCCTCGGCGCGCTCTTCGGCAAACCGCCGGCCTACCTGGGCGCCATTAGCGACGACGACGGCACCGCGCCCGAGGCCGGGCGCTTCACCGTACCCGCCCTTTCCACCATCCCGACCGCCAGCGGCACCGCCGACCTGGGCGAAGACTTCTATGCGCCGCGCATAACCTGGCTCGATGAAATCAAGCTCGACAAGGGCCGGATGCTGCTCATGAGCGCGCCCGACGACAGCATGGGCGGCGTCATCGAACAAGGCGACCCGGTCATGCTCGACCTAAGCGTCACCAACGTGACGCGTGACGACATATTCGCCATCATGGTCGGCGACCGGCCTTGGTTGCGCTGGATCAAGCAACAGCTCGACGGCACCTATAGCATTCAGGCCGAGGCCCGCGACCACTACCCCGACCAGGTCATGACCCCGGGCGAACTGGCCAAGCTGCGAATCCTCGGCCGCGTCAAGCTGATAACCCACATACGCTAAAAACTATAAGGCCCCATAAAGGGGCTTATCTGCACACTCAATTTACACTTTAAGTGTAATTAACATGAATACAAGGTAGTATCGCCCCCATGACCACCGATTTGATCGCACGCTTCGACACGCTCGCCATCATTGCCACCAGCAGCGGCGCGCACCCGTTCACCGAAGACGTGCAACAAGCCCTTTGCATCAAGCTGGAACGCAAGGCCGGCGGCGCCAACGGCATCGCCCACATGATCATGCACGCCATCAATTCGGGGGATACCGACGTGCTCGACCAGGCGGCGGCGGTCGCCTTCGAGCTGGCCGAAGAACTCCAAAAGCTGGCGAACATCGCCGGCCAGCTAAAAGCCGCCGGCCAGGCGGCCTAAATCAACACCGACCAAGGAAGACAGACATGCAGGCAGAAATGGAAATCCAGGGCGAAGACGTTGTCGGCGTCCCAGGCCAAGCGCTCACCTGGCGCGAATTGCGTGTCTTGGTCGGCCTCGCCGATGGCGAGAACCCCAACACCATCGCGGCCGCCATCGAAACCGACAAGGTCGCGATTCGCTACATAGAAGCCAGCATCAAAGCCAAGCTCGGCGCCAAGACCCACCCCCACATGATCGCCCGGGGCTTTACCCTCGGCGTACTGTTCCCGCGCGCGTTATGCGTACTGCTCGCCCTGGCATGCGTCGCCGAAAGCGACTTCGATGCCGTGCGCAATCGCACCCCCAGCCGCTCGCGCGCACCCTCCAGCCTCACCCGCCTTACCCGCGCCGGCTCCGGCAGCAGTCGCGGCGGCCACCGCAGCACCTCCAGCAGCACCGCCATCGCTGCGCGCGGCGGCTTCGTCATCTTTAGCTAATTCGCTAATTCAATAATTAGCTTGCACTGCGCGAACGCGCGCTTATACTCTGCGCAAAGTTAGCTAATTCGCTAATTCTCGCAAAGGAGTTAAGCCCATGGGTTACAAGATCGGTTTCGGCTCGCAGAAGGGCGGCGTCTGGAAATCCACCCTCGCCCGCGCACTCGGCACGGCGTTCGCGACCAATGACTGGTCGGTAAAAATCGCCGACCTCGATACCAAGCAAGGCACCTGCACCGCCTGGCAACAGCGCCGACTGCGCAACGGCATCACGCCAGACGTGCCCGTACAGATGTTCGGCAACGTGGCCACCGCCATCAGCAAGGCCGGCGACGCTGACTTGTTGATCTTCGACGGCGCCCCGCACGCCAGCACCGAGACGGTGGAAATCGCCAAGGCATGCGACTTGATGATCCTGCCGACCGGCCTGTCGGTCGACGACCTAGAACCGACCGTCACCCTGGCGAACACCCTGGCCGACAAACACGGCATCGAGCCGCGCCGCATCGTCTTCGCCCTGTGCAAAGCCACCAGCACCGCCGAGGTTCAGGCCGCGCGCGAGTACCTGGGCAAGACCCGCTTTGCCACCCTAGAAGGCTCCATCCAGCACAAGCCCGCCTATAGCCGCGCGCTGGACGCCGGCCAATCGCTGATCGAAACGCCGTACAAGTCGCCACGCGAACAGGCCATGCAGGTCGTACAGTCGGCCATCGCCAAATTCGAAGAACTGATTTAAAAGATTAGCGATTTAGCTAAATCGCTATTATGCTAATACACGAATTCACCGCAGGAATGCCCGCATGACCAACAAGACCAGCACCGCCCCGCAGATCAAGACCCCGAAGCCGCCGCGCGGCAAGGGCGAGCCGCCGAAGTCTGCCGCCGACACGCCTGCCATTGGCAACAACACCAGCACCGGCAGCGACAGCAAGTTGGTCGACCTGGGCTTCAAGGTGTCGCCAGAGTTTCGCAAGAATTTCCGACTCTTCTGCGCGACGCATGAAGTCGCCCAGGTGGATGCACTCAAGGAAGCGCTTGCGGACTACATGAGCAAAAAAGGCTGGGAACCCAGCAACTAAGAAAGGATCGAGCGCCGAGGTCTTCGACCACCTCGGCGCCCGGTAACACACCGCCCGAACCCGACTAAAGGTGAACGCTATGTCAGACGCCGAGTATAACGAAATTTCCGCCATGCCACTGGAAGAACTGCGCAAGCTCAATTGCTGGAAGCTCGCGCGCTACCTGAACCGTTGCGGCCGCATCAGCCGCGAAATGATCTATCAGGCCCTGGCCGCGTAGGAGTGCCACCATGGCAAAAAATCAATGGGGTCTTGACGACCATTACTTCAGCAAGAAGCTGGGCGAGCTTTCCCGCGACGCCAGCCACTACACGCCCGAAGAAATGCGCCGCGCCCTCGACAGCCTATCGGACGTTGCCCGCCACCAGGCAGGCGCCGCCGCCAATACGCCAAACAACACCCACCAGCACAGCGGGGCGCCCGTATGACTCAGCCTTATTTCACCGTGACCACCCATCACCAGCAGGGCGCCCAGCAGCCCGCCAGCGGCCTGGCCGAACTCACCGAGGCGGAAACCTGGGCATTCGCCCAACTGCTCAAGCGCCTGTCATGGGCCGAACTGCGCGCCTGTGCCGTGGATGAAGCCGAGACATACGAAGCGCGCGACGCGGTGGCCAAGCTGCAACGCGCGTTCGCCGAAGCCGGGATCGCCCCGCGCTGATCCAACCCAGGAACGAACAAGCCCCGCCAAGTGCGGGGCTTTTTTATTGCGGCGTGACGCGTCACAGCTCGACGATAAACGACCGCACGCCCAGGCCAGCGGCGAAGCGCTCCACCGCCGTCAGGCTGGCCCATACGCGCAGCGGCTCGCGGCGCGACCGAACGGGCAGCCAGTGCGCCCCCAGGCGCACGGCAAACGTCCAGCCCTGGCCACCCGGCCCGCGCCTGGCCAGGAACTCGCGCGCGGCGCCGCTGACGATCAGCGCTTGCAAGGCTTCCTCGGTGTAAGCCTGCCTCATGCCCGCACCGCTTGTTGCACCAGGGCCGCCGCCTGCCGCTCGATCAGCTCGGCAGAGTCCAGCAGATTCGCGCGCACCTCGCCGAAGGCCGTGGCCGCCTGGGCGCGCAGGAATGCCGGCAGCGCCTCGGCCGGCGGCAACGGCTCCGCATTCCAGGCAGCGACCAGGCCGGCCAGGTCAGCGGGTGACGGATCACGCCGAACCGACAGCCGATGCCGGCAGGCGCCGCACTCGATCCAATGGAAGCCTTCTTCATCCAGCAGGCGCGCCGGGCCGTCGCAGAACGGGCGCGGGCAAGGCTTCAGCGCGGGCACCATCATCGCCGCGCCCCCTTGGCGCGCCGCTGCGTGCCGTCATGACGAACTAGCCGATAGTCATTGCCACGGGCCAGCCGGGCGACGTGTCGGCCGTGGTACTCCAGGGCGAAGCCGTCACGCTGTAGCGCGGCGATAGCCGCTTGCTGTGCCGCTGTCATGTTCTTGGCCTCTTCGGCGGGCGTTTGTAGGGGGTCACGTTCTCCAGCACCTGGCGGACGCCGCCGGCGTCACGAAAGGCCGCGAACGCCTCGGTATGGGCTGCGCAGTAATGCAGCTCCGGGCCGTGTTCCTGGGCGTGGTACTCGCACAGGGCGCGGTCGCAGGTCTGCCCCTCGCCCACCGGGTAATCGCACAGATAGCCGCCCACGTCGCCGCATTCGGCGCAGTGGGGGCCAAGGTCGCCGCAGATATGCCCACGCGGCGCGCGGGCCGCATCGTAGAGCGTATAACAGGCCATCACTCGCCCGCCGGCAGGCCGCGCAGCAGGTCGGCCAGGTCGCGCCACGGGTTGCGGGCAAAGTCGGAACGCGCGGCGCAGCCTTCAGCATGCACGAACGATTCGCCGGCCTTGCTGGCCAGGTGGCCACGGCCACAGGTGCGGCAGCGGATCAGGTCGCCGTCGACCTCCCACTGGCGGGCGTGCTCGATCAAACCACCATCGAGCCGGCGGCGGGCTTCGTTACGGTCACGGGCGGTCACGCTGCCGCCGCCTCGGCCGGCTCAGCCACCAGCGGCAACAGGTCATAGTTGCACTTGTAGGCCCATTCCTCGGCCCAATAGGTGCCGTCCTCGGCGTGGCCGTCTTCGTCGACCACCTCGGGACGCTGCTCGACGTTGATCTTTTCGCAGGTGTGGGTCACCTCGCCGGCGACGATCTGTTCAACGGCTTCATCCCAACCGTCGTCAAGGTAGCTTTGAATGATGCCGTCTTTCGCTGCGTCGCGCGCTTCGGGGCTGTCGAAATACACGAACTCCCAGCCTTGCGGGTCGTAGATGAAAAAGCGGTGCGTGGCTGACGGGGTATCGGAACGGGTGGCGTCGGTCATGGTGTCGGGTTCTCCAGGGTGTCGGGGTCTGCGTCAAACCAGCAGGCGGGGTAATGGTATGCCACTTGCCGGGGGTCTGGTAGCCGGCGGGCAGTAAAAAGCCGACCAGGGGGTCGGCTTCCGTGGGGGTCTATTGAACATATATCCCGTTATGTACAGTCCGGCGACAGGTCGCTGTCGTGCTCGGCGTGCCACTGCTCGACCGAATCTATGAAACCGGCGCAGTAAACGCACTCTGTCTTGTCGTCGTCGATCCAGCCGCGCAACCCGTCGTCAAGCTCGCCACCTGGCGCGCACAGCGGGCACGGCCGGCACTCGCGCACGGCGGCTAACAGTCGCCTGGCCCTTCGGCGCGCGGCCGGCCAGTCATCGCCAGGCAGCGCCAGGGCGGCGGCTTGGGCGTCGGTCGGCTCGATCATGAGCGGGTTCCTTTCAGTTTGCGGCGGCTTGCCTGGCCTTCCAGTCACGGGAAGCGCGACGCCAGCCGCTCGACGGGTCGGCCAGCAGCTCGGCGCCGTAGGCCACCGCCTCGGGCGTGTTCAGTTGCGCGGCGCGGGTGTGCTGGCTCGGGAACGTAAAGTCGGCCTCGATCCAGTCCCCCAGCTCAAGGGGGCGACCGGCGAGCGTCACGCGGTCATAACAGGGCGGGCAGTAGCGGCAGCCGCAGACAGCGCACGGGCCGCCGCAGGCTTCACAGGTGCCGTTAGGATGGTCGGGGTTCTGCTCGATCATGGGCGGTCGCCTCACTTCAGTTTCAGCAGTTGGAACAGCGCACCACAGGCGCCGCACTTGGCACGGGTCGACCCCGCGCGGGTTTGCTTCAGCTCGCCAGCGCAGGCCGAACACTTCACCTCGGCGACACGCTGCCGCATGCGTTCGTCTATCTGCGCGGAACGGTTGCGGCGCTTCGGCGCGATGCCCAGCGCCCGCATGGTCTGCGCATATTCGCGCTTGATCCAGGCGCCGCCAGGTTCGTCAGCCAGGCCGTCGCCGATCATGTCGCCCAGGCGGATCAACTGGCGGTGTAGAAAGTCGTTATCCGTCACACTCACCCCCGATAGTCCGTCGACAGGCCCGCGTCGCGCAGGCGCTGCGTTAGTACCTCGACAGCACGGAACGCCCGGCCGCGCTCTTCGATTACCTGGGCGTTTTCCTGCTCAAGCCAGGCCACACGGGCCGCCAGGTCGGGCGACTTGCGCAAGGTGCTTTCGGCTTCCTGGGCGCGCTTCGCCCAGCGGCTGGCCTCGGCTCGCTGGCGGTCGGCCTCGATCCTCCAGCGGTCGGCGGCCTGCTGATTCGCGTCACTTTTCAAAATGCCCGCCGCAATACGCTGGGCTTCATCCGTCCAGCTCGCCCCGGGGTAAATCTTCTGAAGCAACGCCAGGTGCAACGGCGCGGACTGTTCGTCATGCGGCTTTATGGCGTTCTCAAGGTCAAGCGCAGCGAATAGCATGAGGCGCTCCAAATCGGTCAGCATGACCGGCTTTAGCCCCTCTTTTTCCTTCAGCTCACGCAGCTTGTCGCGGCGGCGCTTCTGCCGCTCGGCACCGCTCAAGGGCTTTTTCGGCTCGGGCTGGTCGCCAAACATGGCCAGTTGTCCGTCACGCGTCACGCCTGCCAGCACGTCGACCAGCCAGGCCGGGCGCTTCTCGATCCACCGCAAATCCTCTTTCGTGATCGACTTCAGCCCCTCGGCTGCAATCTGCGCGGCAATCTCGGCGCGCACCGCCTGTTCAAGCGTGCGGCCCATGTGATCGGTAACGGTCAGGTAGACGCTTTGGTATCCGGTCGGGCTGATAAACGGCTTGTCGAAGTCTACCGCCGTCGCGTCGAAGCCCGGCGCCGAGCGCAGCCCCTGGCATTCGTATTTGACCAGCACGCGCACCCCGTCGACCTCGACCAGAAATTCGCCATCCTGCCCCCAATGCGGCACCTGGCCAGGCTTGGCCACATGCTGGGCATCGAGCACGCGCCCGGGGCGTGTGTCGTCGCCACGGCAGCCGAAGAACGTGCCGCCGTTCAGCTTGTAGACAATGGCGTCATGCTCCAGGGTGGCCGCCGCGCGGGCGTCTTCATCGCCGGCGATGATCGCGTCGTTATAGATCGCGCGCAGGCGGCCGGCGCGGGCGTGCATCGCCTCGATGTCATCCGGCAGGCTGGCCAGCATGGCCAGGAACTCGGGCCGCTCTTCGCGCTCCAGGGGCTTGGCTTTTTTCTTCGCCATCGTTCGCACTCCAGACGCCCCGGCTCTCGCCGGGGCTTGCTTCCTTACAGGTGGGTATCGAGGCCAGTCAGGCGGGTGAAAGCGGCTTGCAGTTGGTCGCAATAGACCAGTTCTTCGCGGCCCTTCTCTTTGAACTCCAGGGCGCGGAAGCGGCCGACGATCACGCTATAGGTGTCGCTCGGCTCCAGCTCGACGCGAACCATGTTCACGCCGCCGGTGGCGAAGTTGGCCGGCAACTTGAATTGCAGTCCCTTCGCAGTGGCCACCAGATCACGGGCGCCAGTCATGGCCAGGAAGCGGCGGGCGCCGAGCTGGGCAAGGATGGTTTCGGCGACTTGCTGGGCGGGGGTCAGAATCTTGGCTTGTGCGGTCATCGGGTCTACTCCGGTTCCGGCCTGGGCGGAATTGCCTGGCCGTGCGTCGCATTCTACACGCTTCGCTAATTCGCGCAATAGCTAATTAGCCTATTAGCACAAATAAAAAGGCCGCGCTTGGCGGCCTTCGGCGGGATGGGAATTCAGCGGGTGACCGCCGGGGCAGCGTGCCAGCGCTCGATAGTGCGCTGGGCGCACTCGATGGCCGAGCGGGCCGACTCAAGGTCGGCGGCGTAGCGCGCCGGAACCAGCGGCAAGGCACCTTCAAGGCGGGCGATGGCGGCGCCCAACTGGCCCGGGATGTCCTGGCGCTTGAACTCTTCGCGAGTGCCGCCAGTCAGCCAGTCGCGCGTCCAGTTCAGGGAATCGACCAGGGCGCGGAAGTCGGCGATCTTCAGGCGGGTCGAGGAACTGCCGAACTCGCGATCATTGGCGGCGGCGTAGGGTGCGATATTCAGGGCGGTCAGTACGTTGATCATCGGGAATGCTCCGGGGCTGGCCTGGGCGGAATTGCCTGGCCGTGCGTCGCATTCTACACGCTTCGCTAATTCGCGCAATAGCTAATTAGCAAGCATCGCAGCAGGCAGCGGAAAGCGTACCGGCTCGGCCAGCCCGACATAGATGGCCAGCACATGCCAGGCAGCCCAGGGCATGCCATCCTCCCCACCGACCCAGGCGCGGAACTTGCGCGGCGTACTGCCGACCAGGCGCGCGACCTGGGAACCACTCAGCCCCGCCAGCGAAGCCAGGGCGCGCACCTCTTCAGCGGTCGGCCGCAAGCCTTCAGGGCGAGGCGCCAGGAACAGCCCGGGGCGATCCAGGCCCAGCACCGTCAGGCAGTCGACCGGCTCGCCATCCTCCAGCAACTGCGCGCGCAGGCGCAGGGCCTGGCGGCAGGCTTCGGGCAAATCCTCGGGCGCACCTTCAAGGCGTGACCCGTCACGAACGAAAGAAAACATTGCGGAACCTCCAAGGCAGGCCGCCGGCCTCGATGCCGGCGGCGGGCCGATTAGTCGATGTTGGCCGAAACCAGGGCGGCAGAATGCGGGCAGACGTATCGGCCGGCAAACTGCGCGGCGCGCAGGGCGTCGCGGCAGGCGGTCACCTGGGCGCGGGCGGCATCATAGCGGGCTTCGATTTCCGCGCCGGTGGCGGCGCCATCTTCAGGCGCCCAGGAATCCATCAAGCGGTCGGCCTCGGCGAACGCGGCTTCGGCGGTTTGCAGATTCAGGGTCAGGGCGGCGATTTGCTTTTTCTTGGTCATCGGTAAGGCTCCGGGCTTGGCCTGGGCGGGATCGCCTGGCCGTGCGTCGCATTCTACAGGCTTCGCTAATTCGCGCAATAGCTAATTATTGAGGCGCACAGAAACCGCCGGCAGCAGGCGGCAACGCCAGCGACAAGGCGTCGACAGCCGGCCAGGCCGGGCCAGCCATCCAGAAAGCCGCCCAGGAAGGCCAGCAGTGCGCACCGCCCTTCCGGGCGGCCGTGGTGTGGCTTTCCGCCTTTATCGCCCCAGGCGAGCGCAGAGGCGGCCAGGATCGACGAAAGAGGCAAGGCCCACCCCCTGACCTGTTCGCTGGCGACGCGTAGCGGCGCGGCCGCAGGCCAGGCGCGTGAAGGCGCGAAACGCCGGCGCACGGCGGCACAGGTACGGCGCGGACTTCCTCGGCGTGCAGCAACTGGAACGGGCCGGGTTCAGGACTGCGCGCAGGTGCGGCCGCGCGGCCACGTCCCGCCCTGGCGTAGCCAGGAAGTGCGGGCGGCAACTTTGCAGCCGGCACGGCTGCCTATAGAAAGCCACTCGGCTTGCCGAGGCATTAAAACAGGGGCTATCCCGCTGGCGGGGTAGACCTAAAGATTCTCTTTCAGAGAAAAGGCAGAAGCACAGGGGCTACTTAAAAAATTCTAAGAACACCTAAATTTATGCCAAAACACTTAATTTCAGGCAGAACCACAGGCGCGCCCTGGCAAGAACGATCGAGGCGCTGGAATGGGTGGCGGGTGACGCTGGAATGGGCCGGAAATGCCCCGGACGGGGCCAAGATGGCGCCGCGCGGCAGGGCGCGGCCACGGGCTAAGCCCTGCTCGATGGCAGGGCTAGAAGGCAGGGCGGGGCGTTGTAGACGGCTATTCGTCTTGGCGGGATCGTTCCCACTCGGTAAAGGTGGGGAACTCGTACATGACGCGGCGGGCGATGTCGCGCGCTGACAGGTCGGGGTTACGCTTGGCTAGGTCGGCTTGATAGGCCAACAGCTCGGCCTGATACACGTCGCGGCCGGTGGCCTTCAGGCGGGCGGCCTGCCGGCGATTGCCCAGGGCGAAGGTCTGGACGCCGTTTTCGCCCTGGCTTCGGCGCAGGCTGTCGCGCGCGGCGGCGGCGTCCGACTTGGTCGGATGCTCGGCACGGTAGCCGCGCCGTAGCTTCTTCAGTTGATTCGAACAATAGGTGCGGAAGCGCTCCAGGGCCTCGCATGAGACGGCGCCCAGGGCGATCAGGAAATGGGGGTTTACGCGCTTGATGGCAGGCCGCGCGCGCTTGCTGCCGTCGGGCTTCTCTTCGTACTGCAAATGCACGTCGATGGCGCCGGCCTTGCGCAGCCGGCGGAACGCCCGCCAGAACCTGGGCGACGGTTCGTCGTCTTCCTCGGGGGCGGCCTTCTTCTTCAGCAGGCCAGCCACGGCGGCCAGGTCGGTGCAGCTTCGCGGGATGAAGCCGCCGTCAGGCTTCGGCACGCCAACGCGCAGGGAGGCAAATTCAGTCATCAGCAGAATGGCGCGCATGACCAGCACTTCAGCGGCGCGCGCTTCCGAACGGTTCTTGCGCGGGTCGCCCGACTTGTTGCGCCGGCCGTTGAGGTTGGCCAGGCTCGGCAGGGTCGCCAGCGGGGCGTCATAGTAGAGTTTGGCCGCGTCCATCAGCTTGCGGATGGTGTGCGGAATGCCCGCCATCCACTCAGGGTCACGGAACAAGTGAAACTCGGGGCTGTTCGGATTGTGGCCGCAGCGGTTGCCCGTGCCCAGGTTTTCCCCGGGGTACGGGTACGGCATGCGCCCCCACATAACGGAAGGCCGCCCAAGCATGGGCGTTGCGTCGGTCATCAGCTTCTTTCCCTGCCAAGCAACGGGCTTGCTTAGAAGGTGACCGGCCGCTAAACTCTGACTTGCTGGGTCGCGTAGAGCTTTTGCTTGTGCCGATCACCGAAAACCCTAGGCTTGCCGGCCTGGGGTTTTCTTTTTTCTAAACCCTTGTTTTTTCTCTTTCTTCTGCCCGTTCAAGCCGGGCAAGCGCCAAAATCATAGCACTGGCCCCACGGCTTGAACACTAAAACTGTTTAATTTTTTTCCCCGCCCGTATCGTCCCGCAAGCTGCCGATGCCATCGAGCACCAGGCGCAATTGGGTCACCATGCCCGGATGGGTAGCCCCGCCGTGGCCTGCCTGAATCAGCAGCCATTCGACGAACTCATAGGTTCTTTCGATGGTATCGCCCTTGCTCTCACCGATCAAAGGGTTTCCGTTTTGTGACATTGCCTTGCTCCTTGCTACTGCTTAACGCGCGGGGCGAGCATTCTACGCCCGCGCCGAAAAGCTGGACAGATAAACAGTGATGGCAAATTGACCCATTCGTCAGGAAGGTGTCACGCACTCGGCCGACGAATAGGCATATTCGCCGCCCACCACATGGGTGACCGACTCGACTTGCCACAGCCGGTTAGCGCTGGCTCGATGGTTGCGCACGTCTAGCCGCCCCTCGGCGACAATGCCAGGGGTCAGCGGCCGGGTTATCGACATTGTCGACTTGCCGCGCTGCAACTGCTTCAGCTTGGCCGCTGCCGCTTCCTGGGCGCTCTTCTGGTCGGTGTAGGTCTTGCGAATGATGTAGCGCGGGCCTGTCACGCTGGCGGCATCATCGACCGCCTGGCCGGCGTCCTGGGCGGCCTCGCCGAAGATGGCCACCGCACCGGCGACGATCCCCGCGACGGCCGGCACCTTGCGCTGTTCGGCCTCGCTGAACCAGTAAGCGACCGCCGACTGGTAGTCGTTGCGCTCTTGGATGGTGACCCGGCCGCTGCTGTTCTCCGGGTCGTCGATCACCGTCACCGCCAGCGCGTTACCCGTCACGCTCTTGGCTTCGCCCTTGGGCACCACCACCAGGCGCCCGCCGACCGGCTTGGCCACCGCGCCCAGCTCGCGCGACAGGCGCGTCAGCAGGTTCATATCGGATTCCGCGCGCTGGTCGATGTGGGTGAACACATGCGCCGCCAGCGCCGGCGACACGGCCGGAACATACCCATGCTCGGCGGCCATCTTGGCCACCAGGGCGCCCAGGGTGATGCCGTCGAAGGTGGCGTCGCGCGGGGCCTTGATCCCGCCCAGCATCTTCGCCGCCTTGCCGTGGATCACTAGCGCCTGATCGTCTAGCGGCTCTTCCAGCTCGTCGACCTGATAGGCGCCCTTGAACACCAGGGCGCCAGGCTCGCCAATCCAGACCTTCAGTTCCGCGCCGGTCGACGGCAGGCGGATCAGGTTGTCGCGGTTGTCCAGCTCGATGGCCACCGTGTCGCTATCCTCGCCGGCGGAATCCTGAAGCGTCAGCTTCAGAAAGCGCTTGCGGATGGCGGCGGTGATGTCGTTGTCGTTTGCCGTGATTCGATAGTCGGCCTTGGCCATGATTCCCCCCTTAGTCCCACAGCGAAACCTGCCCAGGCGCCTCGGCGGCCGGCAGGTCGGGCAGCTCGATCAAGCGCCCTTCGGGCAGCACGGGGCCAAGCTGGCAAAGCCCCGGGTTGGCTTCTAGCACCGCCTCGGTTGCCTCGGGGCGGCCCGCGTAGTAGCGGTGACAGATGGCGTCGAGCATGTCGCCCGGGCGGGTGCGGTACTGCATCGCTAGTCCTCGTCTTCGCCGTATTCGGAAATGGCAAGCGACCCCTTGCGCACAAGGGGCGTGCCGTCCTGCATGAAGTGCTCGTCGGCCACGCTCAGGCTGTCGATCACCCACAGCCCCAGGTCGGCGCCGGATTGCTTCAGCACGCCCCCGACAAGGGCCGTGCCGCCTGCCACCAGGCGCAGCGGCTCGCCGGCGTCACCCATGGCGCGCAGGCGGTCGAACAGCACCACGTCGGCGCGGCTGTCCGGGTGTATGGTGATTTCCAGGGTCTTGGTCGTGCTGTCCGGGCCGTGGAACTGCTTTCCAGGCTTGCGGCCATAGCGGTCTTTTTTCGCCCAGCGCCACGACATCGAGGTCGCCAGGCTCTGGTATTCGGCTGTTCGCACGCTGAAGCGGAAGTCGCCCAGCGCCATCATCGTTTCTGCCATGTAGCCCCCACGAAAAAGCCGCCCGGGGGCGGCTTAGCTATTTCGCTAAATTGCTAGTCGGCGTTGTCGCCCAGGCGGCCACGCTGCCCGCGCGCGGCCTGGCGGTCGCGTGCATCCAGCTCGGCGCGCACCTTCTTCGCGACCTGCTCTTCAGACATCCCCGGGGCAGCCTGTACGGTGATTCCGCCGTACTGGTTGACCTGCTGCGGCGCAGCAGTGCGGCCAGCAGGCGACGCCACGCCACCCACGGCGGCAGCCTGCACACCACCGGCACCCACCGTGCCAGGCTCGGCGCCGGCAGCCCCGCCACCAGCAGGCGCAGCAGCGGCCGCCGGCGAATCGCTGCCGAAGATCCCGCCGGCGAAGTTCTTGATCTTCTCGATAGGCCCCATGACCTTCTCGGCGATCCAGTCGATAGCCGCGCCACAGGAATTTTTGATGCCTTCCCACAGCGTCGAAAAGAACCCCGTCAGCGGCTCCCATGCCTGAATCACCAGGCCGAGCGGGCTGAACATCAGCAGGGACTTGATAACCTCCCAGCCCATGACAAAGGCCGCCTTGATCCCATCCCACAGGCCGCTAAAGAACGTCGACAGCGGTTCCCAATAGCGCACCACCAGGGCGACCACGGCAATCAGCGCCATGATGCCCAGGATGATCAGCCCGATAGGGTTGGCCATCATCGCGGCGTTTAGCGCCCACTGCGCGGCCGTCATCAGCGCAGCGCCCACAGCAAAGGCCCGCGACGCGGCGCCCATCAGGAACACCCCGGCGGCTGCGCCCATGGCGCGAACGCGCGTTACCAGTAACGCCGCTTGTGCGCGCAGGTTGGTCAGCGTGAAGAACGCCAGCGACTTGCTGGCCAACAGCATCGCGTCGGACATAAAGGCGAAGGCGAAGCGGCCGCCGATGGTGGCCACCTTCAGCGCGATCAGCCCGACGATGGCATAGGCCACCACGGTCGACAGGAACGGGAAGCGCTCGGTCAGCATCGTGACGAACCCCGCCAACTGCCCAAGGCTGTCGGCGGCGAACACCATGGCCGGGGCGAACAGCTTGCCGACAGCGGCCGACAGGTTGCCCAGGCGCTGGCCGAACAGGCCGAACACGGCGACCGGGCCTTGCTGCATCGCGCGGGCCATCTCTTCCGTGGTCGTCATACCGCCGCGCAGGCTGTCGTCAAGGCTGCCCATGCTGGCCTTGAGCGCGTCAACCTCTGGATATAGCAGCTTGATCAGTGCGACCGCCTCTTCGGTGCCGAACGCCTTTTGCAGCTCGGCCGCTTCGACCGCGTCGAGGGTGTCGCCGTACTTGCCGCGCAGCTCTTCCAGAATCTCGGGCATCGAGCGCAACTGGTCGTTAGCGTCCAGAAAGGTCAGGCTCAGAGCATCGCCGGCCTTCGACGCCGCGTTCAGAAACGCCCGGTACTTGGTCGCCGCCTCGCTGCCCGACATCGTCGCTTGCAGGTGACCCAGGATCGACAACTGTTCAGCAAACGGCACGTTGGCCGACGTGGCGGTCGCGCCCAGGGCAGAAATGGCGCTGCTCATTTCCTGGCCGTTGGTCTTGAACGCCCGCACGCTGGTCGCGATGCCCGCCGAAAAGTATTCGCCGAACTTGATGTCGCGTTCCTCGGCGCTCAGCTTCTGCCAGCCCTCGACCGTCGAGGCGCCGAACGCTTCGAACTGCTTGCGATAGATGCCATAGCCCGACGCGAACAGGTTGGTCATTTGCGCCGTGCTGGCCTTGGTCGCGGCGCCCGTCAGGGCCGCGATGCGGGTGAACTCGCCGACCGCCGCGTCGCCCAGGCTGGCAATACCCGACTTGATGTCGTAGGACGCGCGGATAAAGTCGCCCGTAGTGGTTCCCGCCCACTGATCAGAGAACGCCTTGGCCTTGGCGGTGATCGCCTCGATACCCGGGTCGTCGATCTTCAGCGACCGGATTTCGCCCTGGGCGGCCGCCACGTCGCCATAGGCGTCGACCAGCTTCTTGATACCGAACACCGTGGCGCCCACGCCGACCGCGTCAGCGGTGGCAGACATCCGCATTTCGCTGTTGCGCTTCTTGATGTCGGCGACGCGCTTCTGTTGCTCGGCGACGCCGGCAAGGGCCTTTTGTTCCTTGGCCAACTGCTCGTTATAGCGCTTGGTCTGCACCTCGATTCGGCGCGTAGCCTCGCCCAGCTTGCCGGTATTGACCCCCGCTTCTTTCAGCTTCGCCCCGGTCTGTTGCAGCTCCAGGCGCTCGGCCTGCTGCTGCGCCTGCAAGCGCTTGACCTGGGCCGTCGCCTTCTCAAACTCGGCCGTCATCTTGCGCGACGGCTCGGCAGTGGCTGCCAGTTGCTGACCCAGGGCCTTGGCCTTGGCCTGGGCGGCGGCCAGGGCGTCGCCGGTCTTGGCGCCCCGCTCCTGCAACGCCTTGAAGTGCTCGATGTCCTTGGACGTGCTGCCGAGCTTGGCCAGCTCGGTTTGGGTCGACTTGATCTTGTCGCCCATCTTCGTGGTTTCGCTGGTGACCTTCTGAATCGGGCCGGTGATCTTGTCCACCAGGCCCATGATCAGGTTAAGCCGCATAGAGTTGGTCGACATTTCCCCACCCCATAAAAAAAGGGCCGGGCGGCCCCTCTCAGGACTGCCCGGCCTTACCCTGTTCGTAGCGCTCCAGGGCGATGCGGTGCCAGCGCATAAGCTCGGCGAGCGTCATGCGCTCCGTCGTCAGCGCGTCCCAGCCGGTGAAGACCAGGAAGATGTCGGCTTCCGCCTCCATCACGTCGCGCGGAACGGCGGTCACTCCATGAAAAAAGCGACCACCTCCGTTTGCACCGCCATCAGGTCTTTCGGCGACAGCACGTCGAATTCATTGGCGGTGATGTTGGAAATGCGCGGCACCAGGGTACGGTGCGCGGTGACGTTCATGCGGATCACGTCGAACATATCCAGGCCGCGCAGCTCGCCGGCGCCAGGCTCGCGGAAGGTCACTTCGGTGATTTCGGTTTCGCCGCGCTTGAGCGGGCGCTTCAGGGTGACGGGGGTAGTCATTTCGCTAAATCCTTGATTCGCTAATTATGGAATTCGTGACGCGTGACGCCGGCCCTTATTGGGCCAGCGCCTGGCGGATTTCCTTGTTACGGTCTTTGCCGTTGATGCGGAAAATGTTGTTCATCTTGTCGATGTAGATGCGTTCCTTGCCGTCGACTTCGAAGTGGAAGAACTCGACCGCGACGCCGAATTTCATGGTCGCTTCCTTCTCGGGCGCCCACTCGTTGAACTCGGTGGACTTCCAGAAGCCTTGCATGCGCACGATCACGGTCTTGATTACGCCGTCACGGTCGACGGCGCCGCGAATGGTGAAGACTTCGTCGCGGCTTTCACGCGAGCCGACAAGGTCGGTCACCTTCTCCGGGTAGTCGGAAATGGTCACCTCGGCTTCCAGCTTTTCCAGCCGGCCCAGGTCGCGCTCGATGTCGCCGGCAACGCCAGCCATGACCGCGTCCATGGTCTTGACCACGATCTTCGGCAGCGCGACGGTATTGCAGACGCCCGCGAACGATTCGTCCTGAAAAAAAGCATTCATGTCGACCAGAATGCTCGGCAGTTTTGCGCCCATGGATCACCCCCTTATTCGAAAATCGCTTCGTTGTAGCGCGTGGTGACGTGCTGGCGGAACGTCATGCGCTCGGCCACGTCGTAGAAGCCCAGGTCGTAGTCCCAATAGACTTGCCCGGTGCCGATGGCGGCGACGTTCAGTTCCTTGTCGACCCAGCATTCGCCGCCGCTGATCACCTCGCGCGACATCAGCCGGCGCAACAGCTTGTTGACGCGGTTCTTCACGCCGTCGACATAGCCCTTGGTGACGTTGCGGTCGAGCAATTCTTGGTGCGCGTACAGGATCGAATCGCCCACGATGTAGCGGATGCGCTGGTGGGGCAGCATGACCTTATTGGCCAGGCGGTTGCCGTACAGATACCAGCCGCCTTGCTGGTTCACGATGGTCGTGACGTTCTTGCTGTTGTACAGGTTGGCCTTGCTGGTCGTGCTGCCGATGGCGTGGTCGATCACTTCGTCGGTGCCGAGGATGCCGAAAATCTTGCGGCTCGACGGGCTGTGCCAATAGCCCTCTTCGTTGTCGACGCGCACGATATGGCCCGCCACGGTGGCCGACGCCTTGCGGGTCACGACCTGGCCGGTGTCATCGTCCAGCAGCTTGACGCCGCAATTGACGAACAGCGCTTCCTGATACAGCGCGCATTCAGCGATCACCGCGGAATAGCCCGCCTGGCTGCCGTCGATGATCGGGATAGCGTTCAGCTTCTTGGCGACGGCCTCCATTTCCGCACCGATACCAGTCAGGTGGCTGAACTCCGGGGCGATGATCAGGCGCGGGCGCACACCGACCAGCGATTCGGCGGCCAGCAAGGCTTTTAGGCCAGTGTATTGGCCGGTTTCGTTGTCGACGTTGCCGACCACGTTGGCCAGTTGCGGCGCTTCCTCGGCGTCCGCAGCGACGCGCACCACCACGACCACCGCGCCGGTCTGGCGATAGATGTCCTTCAGCGCATTGCGCAGGGTGCCGGTCGCGCCGGCCTTGGCGATCAGCTTGTCGCTGTTGCACAGCACCGGGGTATCGAGCGGGAAGACCAGCGGGTCGGCATCGTCGCCGGTGGCCACCAGGCCGATGGTCGACGCCGCCAGGACTTCGATAGGACGGTCGAGGTTTTCGAGGAAATATTGCTCGACCCCGTGCAGATAATCGGCTGCCATTGGCTTTCTCTCCAGTAGAAGAAAGCCCCCGAAGACGGGGGCTTGATGGGTTGCGGGGCGACGGCAGGGCCGGCGCTAGATGTCCTTGGCCAAGCTGGCCTTGAAGGTCATGCCCTTGGCCGGCTCCTGACTACCCTCGTGCTCGGGCTTGATCTTGAAGCCCAGGCGCACCACGGCGGCCGTGGTAGCGCTGCGCTCGCGCACGGCATAGAAGCCATACCAACGGGACAGGCCGCCCCGCCGCGTCGCTCTGACGAACTGCCAGCCGCCTTTGCCGGGCTTGTCCTCGACGCTGTATTGCCCCAGGTAGGCGATGGCGCATTCGCTGACCGGGCAGCTCACCCCGGGCACCAGGCGCAGGTTATTGACCGGGTTGCGGATCGCGGCCCACCACCAGCGGGCAAGCCAGGACGTGACGGGTAACGCGCCGAGCGGCAGGCCGAGCCGGCGCAGCAGCGGTAACAGGCCGAACAACACCAGGGCGTCGCAGTTGTCCGCCCACCACCGGCGTTTGTCGCCGTCGAGGCCGTCGAAGTCGTTGCCCCACAGCCAGGCCCAGCGAGGCAGATTGACGATGCGCCGGCCGTCGCTCAGCGAGTAGCCCGGCACCACGAACAGGATGGCCACCGCCACCAGCGGCAGGCCCAGGACGATCAGCACCAGGCGAACCGCCAGCAGGGCCAGCCACTGCAACGCGGCCAGCACAAAGTCGAAGCCACCCACCCGGGCGGCGCTTGCTTGAATCATGTTCACCTCAGAAACAGGAAAGCCCCCAGGGCGGGGGCTTTCGGCGGGCACAAAAAAACCGCTTTCGCGGCTTCGGTTGTCAGCTCAGAGCGGGCGGCTCAGGCCAGGCCACAGCGTCGGGGCTGGCGTGATCCTGGGGAATATCGCGCAGGGCCTGGCGGTAATCGGCGAACGCCTGCCGCCGCTCGGTCGACAGTGGCGAATCGGGCATTTGCGTGTAATCCGTCGCAGCGATGCGGCGGTCGCGCTCGGCGCGAATCAGCTCCCACGCCTGGGCATTGATTGCCGCAACCAGAACATCCGCAGGAATGCCCAGGCCGCCGCCGTCGAAAGGCACGTTGTAATAATCCAATCCGTTGTAACTTAATTTTTTAATCATTGCGCCCTCACAGAGTCACATTGCCAAGATAGTTATCAGCGCTCTTTGGCGGCAGAAGCTGCGGCCATCCGCCAGTAATTCCGGTCAAACTCACAGCATGAGCCTCGAAGCGAACAGTAGGAGGCGTGGAGTTCCTGTTTTTCAACACGCAAGCGCTAGCCTCATATCCGGCTTTCGACTTGATACTTACACTAGCCATGTAAATATCGCGCGCCGAATATCCCGTATACATAGTTGCAAACGGCACATTTCCTAGCGTGATGTCGCAGTAATACAGCATTACTGCTGTATGGGAATTCGTATATCGAACAAACGATGCGTCTGACGACATAGGGACCGCCGAGTCGGCATCACAGATAATGTTAACGCCAGTGAAAAACATTTGACCGGACGCCAAACCAGGCCCTGCAAGCTGCTGATTACCCAGCGCATCCAAAATGCTGAGCTGGGCTTTCAGCGTCGCGCGGTCGTTCGGGTCTTTGATGTCAGCCGACCCCCAAGTGTTAACGCTAATACGCCCCGAAGGCATAAAAAAACTTACGGCGTGGGTTTGCTTTGTCTTGAAATACAGCGTGACCTGCGAGCCGCTAACGAATTTCGCAGATGCGGCGGCCGCTGTTTTCAGAGGACTTGCAGACGACGTGCCTGCGTTAGCATCATTACCGTCGATAGCGTCGATAAAGAAAGTTTGATTGGCGAGACCACGCACCACGCCCGGAACTGAATCCGTTGCTGCCGCGACTTTTGCATTGATCTCGTTAATCTTTCCGTTTACCGCACCAGTCAAACTATTTGCCGCCGCAACCAGCGCCGTGATTTGAGTTTCTAAGCTCACTTTTTAAGCTCCTGTTCCATTGATCTGATTGGCGCCGTTGTTGAATGCGGCAGCCAGGCGGGTGAAGCCGTCGGCGACCTCGGCTTCCAACGAAGTCAAGGCGGCGCCCGTGGCGAAGTACGACGGCAAGTTGCCGCCGAGCTTGGCCGAGTCCGCCGCCTTGGCGGTTTTCAGCAGGAAGGCGCCGTCGACCTGGGCGATGGTGTAAGTCGTCGCCTTGTCGGCCTTGGTGGCCAGCGCCGTGGTCATGCTGGCGGCGAAGTCCGGGTCGTTGTTCAGCGCCGCCGCCAGCTCGACCAACGTATCCAGCGCCCCAGGGGCCGCGCCGACTAGCGCTTGAATGCGGGCGTCAATCTGCGCCGGCGTCAGCGTGTCGACCTTGTCGGCTTTATCCGCCAGGCCCGGCACCGTCACCTGTAAGGCGAAATTGCCAGAGCCATCGAACGCGCCTTCGGCCTGGGCGTCGCCAAGCAACGTAATCAGCCGGGCAATTTTCAAGCGCGAGGCGCTGGCCGCATTCGCGCCCAGGGTGCGCAGCGGGTCGTCAAGGTCGGCGCGGGTGTAAATCTCGGCCTTGTCGGCCTTGTTGCGCAGCTTGCCGTCAATCACCCCCATCAGGCCGTTGACGGCCGTCAGCAGGCTTTCCAGGGTCGCGGTAACCGCCCCCATCATGTACCCCCTTGGGCGCTGATCGCGCCGGCGTGATAGTCAAAGGCGCCCTTGAGTTGCTGTATCAGCTCGGTCAGCACCTGGGCCGATTCGGCCGCCAGGTCGGTCGCTTGCAGCGCCGCCTGTTCGGCGGCGGCTGCGCGCGCCAAGACGTTCTCGGCCACCGTGCCGACAGGCCCTTGCACACCCACGGCAATGACAAAGAAATGCGGCTCGGGCTGAATCGAGACGGCGGCCAGGCGTTCGCCCTGGGTCAGCCTGGCCACTTGCAGCACGGGCCGCGTCAGGGTCACCGACTGCGTTTGACTAATCACGGATCACCCCCCGCTTGATCACCAGAAAGCCCGCCGGCAAAACCGGGTAGGCATCCCCGGACGGGAAGTAAACGCGCAGCTCATAGACCGCCTGGCCGATGGCGCGCGGCGACAGCCCCCGCGTCACCTCCGGGCCGAGCGAAACCTTGATCAGCCCGTCAGCGCCGGCCGGTATCTCGATGCCGCGCCCTTCGGTCTGCGCGTCGATCAACAGTTCATCGGTCTTGGCGTCGCGCACCTGAAAGCGCGCCGTGCATCCGGTGATGTCGATAGGGGCCAGGGTTTCGCCGCTCTTCTGCTGCCAGGTCACGGCAAACCCGAAGGTCGTGCCGGCGGTCAGCTCCAAGTCACTCGCAGCCATGCTGCCCCCTTAGCCCTTTTCCAGCGCCATGACGCGGAACAGCATGTCGACATGCCGCGCCATGTTGTCGACGATGGCCGCCGACTGCGCGGCGAACTGCTCGCCCCAGGCGGCAAGCGACAGATTTGCGCCGGTTCCCACCACCGTCACCGAACCGGCCGGCAGCGCGTCCAGCACCAAATCGAAAGCCAGCAGCAGCGGCACAAGCGCGGACTTGTAGGCCAGGGCGCCGGTCGACGACCACACCGCGAACAGGGTGCCGTCCTCCAGAAAGAAGCCCACTTCCTTGACCCAGAATTCGGCGCTGTCATCCGCCAGGGCGGTGACGTGAATCTGCGTGTCGCTGACCCGCTGGCCGTCGGCGATCTGGTAGCGCTTCTTTTCCGCCTGAAGGCTGATCTGTCCCTTGCTCGGGTTGTAGCCGTTGGAACCGAGCGCGATATGCGTAACCTTCGCCGCGACCCCCGTGTTTTCGTCGTTCCACACGGCCTGTAGGC